ATCGAAGATTGTATGGATCTTCCTGAAAACAGTGTACGAACTATGTATACAAAGTTATCACCTGCTGTGCAAAAGATGTACAACATCTTGGCAGAAGAGTCTGTCTTGTATACAAAACAAGGGACCATCAACGCTGTTAACGCTGCAGCTAGAGTAAAAAAACTATTACAGCTGGTTTCAGGCGCTGTGTATGACCAAGATGGCAATCCTACTTTGTTGCATAACGAACGATATGAGCTGGTTATGCAGCTTGTATCGCAACGTAAGCACTCACTAGTTGCATACAATTGGAAGCATGAGCGTGATGCGTTGATCGCTATTGCAGAACGAGAAAAGATATCATACGAATTGATTGACGGGACTGTACCAGCACACAAACGTAAAGACATCGTACAACGATTTCAGGCTGGGCATATACAAGTACTGTTCGCTCACCCGCAATCTACGTCACATGGGCTAACTCTTACGCGAGCTACTACTGCAATATGGTGTTCTCCTACGTACAGCGCTGAACAGTTTCAACAATTCAACAGACGTATACATAGAGCAGGCCAAACTAATAAAACAGAAACGATTCTAATTACTGCTAAAGGGACCTGGGAAAAACATGTATACAAAAAACTAGATGGTAAGCTAGGTAAAATGGAAAATTTATTACATATATTATCTGAGATACAAAATGTCAAAAACAATGATTAAACTATTATCAGAAGATGTTCAACTAAAAATAGCAGAAATAGCTATGTATGATGACGAACTTCTTGCTACTGCCTTAATATTTGCTATGGCAGAACTAGAAGAAGCACACAAGCTTAGACCTGAAGAAATCACTACGCCAGAACAAGCTCATGAGCTTTTATCTGTAGCGTGTGAATCAGCTTTAAGCATGATTAATAACCTATTAGACACGATAGAAAGCCAACAGGAGGTAAAACACTAATGTCTGAAACTACAATGGATGATCTACTTACAGATTTAACTAACACAAAAAATAATCTAAAAGATTTACAGAGTGAAGAAAAAACTCTTAAGCAAAAGATTAATGAGTTAGAAACTAGAATTATTGTCAATCTTGATGCCCAAGGAGTGGACAGCATAGGCAATGATGTGTGTACAGTATCTATTAAAAAAGAAATTGTACCAACTGTAGAAGATTGGGACAGCGTACATCAACACATAATTGACACCCATCAGTTTGAGTTGTTACAAAAACGCATGTCAGCAACCGCCTACAGAGAGCTACAACAAATGGGACAGGAGGTTCCAGGTGTTGCAGCCACTGAACTGACCCGAATAAACTTCAGGTCTAAATAATAACTATATCAATGAAACAAGGAGTACGTACGATGAACGATATAGCTATAAAAGCAAGTGAGATGCCTGCTCACATAAAAAAAGGCACTGGTCTTGGTAATGAAGGTATTACTGCTGACCATCTACAAACTCCTCGTGTAAAGCAACTGCAAAGTAGCTCAAACGAGGTTGATCCAGATCACAGTGATTACCTAGAGGGAGCCAAAATTGGTGATTTCTTTAACACTGTAACAAACGAAGTATATGGAAATAAAATAAACGTTGTAAATGTTTACTTTAGAGACGAATACGTTGTCTGGAAAAAACGTGAAAAAGGTGGTGGTTTATTTGGTACCTTTGGTTCTCAAGCTGATGCTATGGATGCATTAAATGCAGAAGGCAACAACCTTGAGGATTATGATATCACTCAAACTCACTCGCATACATTGATTAGAATCGATGAAAAAACAGGTGAGTTAGACACAACCCCTTTTATATTTGATTGTGCAAGTTCAAAGCTTCGTGTAAGCAGAGAATGGAACACTCAAATAATGCGTTTAGGTGGAGATAGATTCGCGTCTGTATGGACGATGTCTTCTGCTCGCACCGAAAACAGAACGGGTAAAGCGTTCTATAATATTTCAGTTGAAAACCAAGGGTGGGTTAACAAAGACCACTATGACTTTGCTAAGTCGGTCTATGAGGCCTTACCTAAAGCTTCAGCTTAATATTATGTTTGTGTTACATGGTGCGTCACATACTGTCGCACCATGTACGCACTTTCCTATATGCTATACTTGGCTCGGTGATCGAGAAAACATTTATAGCAAAGATCCACAAAGCGCTCTCCAAAGAAATATATCGTTGGAAAATCAATGATGCATATCATGGCGGCGTGCCTGACGTGTACTACAGCGGCCTGGCTGGCTGCGTGTTTGTAGAATACAAATATCATAAAAAAATCCCTGTGAAGCTAACATCTAAGATCTCAATTAATACTTCTACTCAACAAAAAGAATGGTTAAAAAAAGCTATAAGTCATAGTGTGCCTGCTTACATAGTAGTCGGAGCTGCAGATAAGATTGTAATGACACAGGATATAGATAAAACATTTTTTACAGTTAAAGAATTTTTAGAACAAGCACTTAGTTTCAATGAATATATAGACAAATTAACTAGTGTGCTTACAACAGGAGGTTAGAATGTCGGATAAAATTAATCCACCTTATTACAACAAATCAATCGAGACTACAGATTACATACTTGCCCACGATCTAGGATATCTTGAAGGTAACATTATTAAGTATGTTACAAGGTATAAAGAAAAAAACGGTATTGAAGATTTACATAAAGCTGAGTGGTACTTAGCTAAACTTATAAAACAAGTAAGAAACCAATAATTATTTCTTTTTGCGCTTACGTGTAGTTTTTCTCTTCTTAACAATTGTACGCACGTTTCTAGGTTTGCCTCCAGGGTTACCTGCTGCACGTTTTCTTCTGACAGCACTCTTTCTTTGTGCGGCTGTCATACTTCTTGCTTTTGATCTCGGTACACATTTAGGGTATTTTCTTTTACTCTTACCCTTAGCAGACTTTCTACCACATGCTTGAAACTTCCCTTTCTTTTTGGGGGCACCAATGTCCACCCAATCGCCTTTAGGGCCTTTTCCAAACCATGCAGTTAGTCCACCAGTAGGTTTAGCCATTACCTATAGCCCCCACCTCTTTTCTTATATGTACGCACTAGCCAGCCATTGGCATATGCAGAAGGATAAACTGAAAATTTTCGTTTAGCTTCTGCTTTTACTCTTGCATACAAAGCTGGATTAGTAGGTTTAGCCCCACTTTTTTTCTTTGTAGCTTTTTTCTTTTTTCTCGGTGCCATATTATCTCCTTTTTTTACGAGCTGTTTTTGTTCTTCGAAAAGACCTGTTAGACTTTTTAGACTCCATTCTAATATTTTTTGGAGAATCATTTAGAGGGTTGCCGTCAATGTGATGTACGTCTTTTCCATCACCTTTTTTAGCCTTGCCGCTACGTATCATTCTTCTACGTACCCTATTCCTAGCGGCTCTTCTTTTCTTTTGTTTTGTACTGCCTTGATAATTATCATATTCAGCACGGTAATTACGAGCCATACTACTTACCAACTTGTTTCTGCGCCTTCTTGTGTGCAGCTCTAAAGTTGTCGCCCATCAACATACGGCGTTTCATATATTTCATGTGTGCAGCTGTATGATGTTTTGAGTGACGTTTCATAGCCGCGTCTTGACGTTTAGTTAGGCTTTTCTTTTTTACCTTCATAGAAGGTTTTTTTCTAGTTCTAGCCATTTTTAAGTTTCATTGATTTTAATTTTGTAGGAGCTTCTCCGTCTTTGGTAGGCACTTGATATAAAGTAACTACATGCTCACCTTTATCATTAAGCTCCCAAACTAAATCTTTATCTCCACTAGTAGTTGAAGTTATTATCATACCTACTCCTTAGTAAGACTTATAGTCTTCCATGGGGCTACCTAACATAGGCATCATCCCTAACTGCATTCTAGTCTGCATCGGGTCTCGCATCATGTCGTTAGCGCTGTTAGGCACGTTTGGTTTCATCTGATATTCAGATACCTTCATATCTCCTACCATCCCTTCTTTAGGGCCTGTTTTTATTCTTCCTGCCATAGTTTCCTCCTATAATGGTCTTTTTATTTTACCTATAAAGTGTAAATTTTCAAAGGTTCTGTAATACCTTTCGCTTCTATAGGTTCTAAGACTTTTAAGGTCATACCAGAAGCTATAGCTGTGGGTTCTGCAATTATTAAATCAACACCTACAGCTTTACAACTTGATTCACATCTGGCTGCAATGTTTACAGCAGAACCAATAGCTGTGTAATC